GGCTTCACCTGGAAGCTGCACCTCCAGGTTCCCGTTATCAAGAACCCTGACAACCTCCCCAGTTTTCACAGCCTTCTTTGGACCTGACTTGACCGTGTCACCCACCTGCCACTCCCGTGCGGGTTCTTCCGCCGGGGTGGTGGGATCCTCGGCCACCGGCTCGGCCTGCTCACCCCCCTCGATCACGCCCTGCAGTCTCTCACGCACAGCTTCAAGAAGATCGTCTTGATCTACATAAGCCTGCTGGGCTGCGACCTCGTCAATGACTGGCCCGATCTGCTCTGCGAGAGCCGGGTACTGCTGCGCTATTGCCTCGCCAAGCGGACCCGTAGCGAAGCTCTCCTTCAGCTTTCTCACCATCTCCGGATCGGTTTCCTCCACGTCCTCCACGTCCGCGAGAACCCCCTCATCCTCCACAACAGCAGGACCCTCTACCGGCTCTTCTGCTGGCTTTTCGACCCCGAAGTGTTCCTTGTACCGTTGCCTCTGCCCCTCCAGCTGAGCCTCGGCCAGCGGGGCCACCCAGTTGTCTGCCATCCACTTGCGGTGGTGCGCTTCTTTCGGATCCAACTCCTGCGGAGTCAGGTTGTCCCAGTCCACCTCTTCGGTATCCGCGTCCTTCGTCGGGAGGTCGTAGGTCTCCCCGATGATCGGGAGCGGAGAGGTTGCCAGGGGAGTCCCGTCCTTCTCCTCGGTGAGCGCACGGTAATTCCCTTCAATCTTGTTCCAGGCAGTCCGTGACGGGTTCTTGCCGAACTGCTCCATCTTCTCGATCGGAGCCTTCTTGAATGCCGTGATCGCACCAGGTGCCCTCATCCCCCCACCGACCAGCGAGAATGCGTAGAACTCAATCTCAATCTGCTCCCACGCCTTGGCTCTCTCCTTGGGATCATCACTGAACAGCCGGCCCGTGGTCCCGAAGTCGTCATCGATACGGGAGAGACCTCTCGCAATATCAACCAGTCGCTCTTCCTCGATCTCCTCGAAGATACCGTGCCAGCCAACCTTGTTCTTCAGGGCAAGGAAGTGGGCCATTCTCGACCTGGGATTCTTGATGAGCCACTTACTGGCCGCGGCCTCCATCATCTTCTTGATGCCGGCCTTCTTCGCGAGGTATCCAGTGACGTACTTCGCGCCTATTCCCCCGGACATCTCCGAGGCAAGCTCGAAGTAAGCACCCAGGGGCCCTTGCCACATCGCCTTTACAAACGCTTCCTCGTCCCCCTGCAATGCGTGATGCAAGGCCCGCTCACTGGTTTGCTCAGCGATCAACTGCGGGTTCAATGCGGTGAGGGCAGCAGATCCAGCGAGAAACCCTGCGCCCTTGATAGCAGCCCTCGGGAGTAGCTTACGCTTGGCAACACCCTTCACCTTTTCCTTCAGGAACCTCACACCCATCTTCCGCAGCTGGCCGAGCAGCATCTTCTGAGTGCCCTTGGACACTGCAGTGTATCCGCCGCCCGTGAGCCCGATCTCGACGAAGAACCCCGGCATCTGAGCCGCAAGTTCCATGACCCTATCCAGCTTGTTCAATTCCCCCTCGCGTTCAAGCTCGGCATAAAACTCACCGATCAGGCGGGCCCCATCCTCCGTTCGGAGCCCCTCAACTTCCCACTCGTAAGCGGCCATCGCGGTGTCCATGAGGCGGTTTCCGGTAATGAATCCGGAGAACGGCATCCCCTCGGCAACTCGCCGCCCTCTTCCGCCAAGACCAGTTTCACCGAACCAGTCCACCTCCTCGGTACGCGCCCTATTCTTGTTCTGCTCGACAAGATCTTTGAACTCATCCTCACCCAGCTTCCTGAACAGGCGAGTGGATTCAAGCTCCTTGCGGCCAGGGACATCCTCCATTAACGGCTTGGAGCGGTCGGCCCAATCTAGCCGTCCGGTATCCTCGGGAAAGAATTCTTCTGGCGGCAGGTCTCTAGCCACTGGTGGCGGTGGCGGTGGCGGTTCCTGTGCCTCCTCAAGAACCTCTTCCGCCTCGGCAAACGGATCGGGAGACGGCTGGAAGCCACTTAGCACTGCCCACTCTGGAGGACTCATCTACCGACCCCTACTTCTCTAACGGAAACTTCTTGAGGAATTCCTTGGCAATATCCCAGCTTCGACGCTCAGCACGAGACAACTCCCCTCTTGATGCTTTGATCAGCATCGCGGCACTCAACTCCTCGGCCACTTCACGCATCTCCCTGACTTTCTTGACGCGGGCCTTTTTCGGCGTGCTGCCTGTGTCGAACCGTTTTTCCCAAGTTCCCAATTTGCGAGCGCGGGGATCCAGCGTGGCTTCAAAGGCTTTCTGAGCCTTCTCTTGCTGTAGTTGCTCATGCGACTTGTGCCTGTCGTCTATGGCTTTCTGGGTCACCACGACAAAACCGGGGTCACTTCTGCGAACACCCTTCTCGATTTCAGGAGGCGTAATCAGCACGTCCCCAGCCTGCACCTGCCGGCTTTCCACGAGACGAATGAACTCCTCCTTGGTGGGCGAGGGGATGTGACCAGGGTGAACTGGCCCGTTTGGATCTGCCTTCCTGCTCCACTTGACGGACGCCTCGATCACGCCCGCGACCATCTCCCGGCGTTTGCCAATGAAGCCTTCAGCTTCCTTTGCCCGTGTCCCTGCTGCCATAGCCCGATCTATCTGCGCCTTCGTTGGACCTTGCCCCGGGCTCGTGCCCCTTGCGGCATCAAGTCTCGCTCCCGTTTCTGACCTGTAGGCATCCGCTTCTGCTTTACTCTCCAGGACAGAATAGATGCCCTTCATCAATTCCCTGTTGTCTTTCAGCCTCGCCCCACCGTACTTGCCTCCAAACCGGATCCAATTGTTGATCTTCTCCACCTGTTCCGGGTCGTTAAGAATCTTGGCGATCCCTGCATGTACAGGAGACGTTGCTCCAAACTGCTCGCGATGTTCTACCGACAAGGCTCGCAACGCTTCCCCAGCTACCTGCGGTCCTGCAATCCTGCTTTGCTGGAGCCACGATGCCTTCCACGTCTTGACCTCGGGCATCGGCCTGGCCATCCCGGTCGGTTGACCTGGGGCCGGTGCTGGTCGACCCGGACCTGGTGGTCTGGGTCCGGGAGCGGGTGCTGGTTGCCCTGGGCCGGCTCCAGGTCCTGCCCCGGGTGCCCACTTGTAACCTGGCCGCAACTGCCCATCTTTGAATCTCTGGTGGTAGCGTTGCACTTCCTGCACCGCTTGCTGCGCGGGAACTCCATTGGCAACCCTCATCTGAACGTAGTCTTTGTTCGTTGCCCCGGAAGGCAGCGGGAATTCAAATGCTTTACCGTCTGCAACAGCACCGACATACGGGGCATCCATGAATGCCTGCCTACGCTCTTCCTGTTCGCGGGTCTGGAACCCTCGCGGAGGAGTGACCGATGGCCGCGGCATCCATTCCGGATCGTAAAACGGCGGGAGCCCATGCCTGCGGAACATCCACTCTTCAGCATTCTGAGTAATCACGTCTTCCCGGGGAGCCTTGGGATACCTTGCAAGAGCAGCCGCTTTTTTTTGTTCTATACGGGCTATTGCCCTCTGCGCCTCCGCTTTCTGACCTGGCGTTGCACCCTCTTTGTCGAATTTGTTCTCCTCCACCCTCAATTCGGTTCGCAAATTGTTCAGTTCCTCATCAATCCTCGCCACCTCCTCGGGGTTTGGCTGGTGGATTTTCCGCTCATGCTCCTCTCGCTCCTTGATGCCATTGAGGAAATACTCCTTCTGCTTAACGGTCCAGTCTTCAGCAGGAGTGCCCGCTGGTGGCAGCAGCGGGGCCGCTGCGCCCCGGCCACCAGTGCCGGTTGCCGCCCCACCTCTTTGCAGCGTTGGTGCCCCTTTTTGCGACCAGTAGGAACCTGTCCACTTCCCGGTAATTGGGTCAATCTCCGGGGTCGTGTATGCCTCAACAGCACCTTTCGGACCCAGTTCCCTGACACCCAGCTTCATTGAGCGGATCTTACGCGCGTGATCGTTTACAGCCCTCTCGAACTCAGGATCCGGGGACTTGTACGGACCTCCCGGACGCTCCTGAGTTAGACTCGGATTGTCCGGGTCCTCTAACAGCTGCTGAAACATCTCCTGCTCTTTCGTCACCCTCTTATTGCGTGCCGCAAATTCGCCTTCAACATCCGAATCGGACTTCCGTCGTGCCAAGTATGGATCGGTCGCGGCCATCGCCATTCCGGTGGCCCTTTGCGCGGACATGCCCGCGTCCACCCATCTCTTCAAGCCAGCTGGGTCTCCCGCATCGATCAACGCCTGGAACTGCTTTTGCGGGATCGTCCGAGACCCATCGGGCTGGAACTCCTGATGACCGCCTGGTCCAAAGATTGAATTAAAGGTCGGTATGAGGCCTTTCATCAAGTTCTGGTCTTGGACCAGCTTGTTGCCCTGCGCCATCTCGAACATCGCCATCTGGTGATCGCGACCGGCCTGCTGCTGCGAGGCCTGGATGAACGGCTGAGCCAGACCCATCCCGCCGCTGATCCCAGACATCAGGTTCTGGAAGGCGTACTGCTTCTGCCGAGCCTCGAACTCGGTCTTCCACTTGTTGAACGCGCCCTCGCCGGCAATGCGGGACATGCCCAATACGGCAGCAGCTGACGGCTCATGCTTGACAACGATTGGCATTAGACTAGCTCACCATTCCACCGGATGTAGGGATGCTCCTGCCCCAGGTAGTAGCACAGGCCTTCCCAGAACCGCTTCACCGGACCAAAGATCCAACCAATTCGACCGCCAAACCCGAGCTTCTCGCCACGCTTCTTGATCTCATCCCGGTAGTGCCATCGGCCCCAGAGGAAGCAGGGCTGGATGAAGAACAGGAAGAAGAGCAGTTTCAGCAGCTTGCTCTTCCGCATCAGCGGGACGATCACCTCGCTCATCTTGTAGTAGCCACGAGCGTTCCGCTCGTTGATGTGCTCATCACGGTACTTCCGGACTACCCAGTCCATCGTCCCGTCACCATGCCGTCCCTCCATGAAGATCTGGCACACGCACCCACTAAGGAATCCCAGCCCGGCACCACCACCTGATCCAGCTGCCATCATTCCCATCCCGGCACCAAGTCCGAGGCCGGCCAGTCCCATACCCATCCCGCCACCGGATGACGGCTGCTCCTGACCCGCACCGCCCTCGAAGGCACCGTACATGATCTGGGCCAACTCGTAAGTGCTCGGGTACTCGTCAACCCGTCCCTCCACGATGTTCATGTACTGGTTTGCCATTTGGTTCTGCAGCCCCAATCGCTGCATCTGCTGCTGCCCGTAGAATCGCCCAAGCTCCTGTGATGTCTGGGCACTGGCACCACGCTGCAACGCGGACAAGGCAGTCGTGCCAGCCATACCCCTCTGCATTGCCTGGGAAAAGGCCCTCTCCTGCAGGGCCTCCCCGCCACGCAATATGTCACCACGCTCAGCCTCACCCATCCCCTGCATCGTCAACATCTGGTTCTGCCAGTGCTCGGCCATCATCTCCTGCAACTGGGAGTACCGTGTCTCGTTCCACCACTTCGCATACTGCTGCTCTTCTTGCGCCTGCTGCTCCAGTGCATCGGCTTTGCCCTTACCTTTATATCTTGCCTGAGCCTCTGGGCTCCACTTTCTCATCCATCCTTCTATGTCTTCTTCAAGAACGGCATCCCAGCCTTCTCGTTTTGTGTAGGTGATCTCTCCGGTTTCCGGGTCGGTCACCGCATCGTATTCGCGGAACTCTCCCTCAGTAGCCCCGGGGATCGCCATTTTCCAATTCCGCCTGAGCGGGGCGTGTACCAGTCCAGCCTGCCTCTCGGCAAAGTTGCTGGCTCCAATCTCGCCTGGGGCTTTGGCAATGGGCACGTTCCATGTGTACTGCTGCGGTACTTGTCGACCACCAGCACCAAGCCGTACCCCGGGCATGGTGATTGTGCGGTAGTCGTGCTCAGGTGTCGTCGGGGCCCCGAATCCAGGAGCGTAGTAACCTTCTCCTTGGAACCCCGCGATCGGGCGCGTTCCGCCCGTGATGATCTGGTACGGGTACACTCCTTTTTTGAATTTGCTTGTCCCGTATGTCAACTCAACGTTGGGATCTTGCCATTCGTATGCCATGACTTACTCCTGATCCTCGATGTCGACTGTGATCAAGTCCATCGCGGCCTCGGTTGCCTCTTGAGCAGCTGAAATAGCTGCTGCCTGGGCATCCTTGATGGAGTAGAGCCGCATGACCTCGCCAACGTAATCGAATATCTTCCCGATTGTGAACTCTTCAATTGACTGGGGATTGGGCACGTTATTGCCATCCTCCAGGATCTCTTCTTCATACCCGTACGCATCCCCGAAGGCCAGGGGAGCCAGATCGTCCATCTCGTCAGGGTAGGTGACGGTGGCCGTCTTTCCCCACGCCTCAAGTGTTATCTCGCCCATGCCTAGCTCTCCACCACCTCGGAATCCGTTTCAATCCATGCCCTGATGTTGGTTTTGCTTTCGTAGATGTCGCTAACTGGATGAGGATCAGCAGGCCTGTACACCACTCTTGATGGCCCGGCTATCTCCACCTCGTTAGCCTTGAACAGGATCACACCGTCCTTCTCCACAACCAGCACAGGCTCTTCTTCACCCGTGTTGAAATTCTCAACCAGCCTGTCTCTGTCCACATGGATTGTTGTAGTCATTACGGCATACCGCCCCCGCCAGTCTCCGCATAAAGCTGAAGAAAGTAGTCAGTGCCGTTGACCTTTATCTTGAGCACCTTGCTGTCATACGCATAATCTGATCCGCTATCAGCTACCTCTGCTATCTTGAAATCAACGACCTTGTCATGGCGGATCTTCAACGCCTCGGCCCAGTTGTTGACGCTGGACCCCGATGACCCTGCTGGCGATGTGTAGAAACGCACGTCCCCGCCCTCGCCGTTGCCGGTTGACTTACCGCCCTTGACGAAGATGTCCTTGCCAGCAGTATTGGTTCCCGACTCCTCCTTCGTGGTGATTGATCTGGTTCCCGCCAGACCCAATACGAAAGTGCCAACGGAGTTCACGCTGAAGTAATCGGACCCGTCACTCTTTTCGACCACCAGAAGGTCTGCCGACTGACTGAAAGCACCACGAATTGTGCAAGGAATAGCAGACGCACTTCCGGTAACGACCAGAAGGCTGTTGCCATCGAACGTCAGGTTAGACTCGACCGTTGCCTCGTCTGAGTCCTTGAAGGTGGCGACTCCTTGTGCGGTCGAACCATCCCACGAGATCCCGCCACCGCTCATGTCGTCTACAACAAAATCTATGGTCCCGTCACCGTCCTCGTATGTCACCGCGATCCTAGTCTCGGTGTTTCCGGTGAGCATCCCCCCGACGATGTCCTGCACCTGTTCGGTCGTGAGTTGGGTGTCAGCGGTCATGTCGGTGACCACCAAGTCAATCGTGCCGTCACCATCCTCGTAGGTCGCAGTGATCCTGGTCTCGGTATTGGACGAGAACATTGCGCCAACAATGTCTTGGACTTGTTCAGTCGTCAGATTCGTGTCCAGATCATCGACTTCCACATCAATCGTGCCGTCGCCATCCTGATACGTCACGGTGCAACGAGTCTCGGTGTTTGACGAGAACATTGCGCCAACAATGTCTTGGACTTGTTCAGTCGATAACTGGGTGTTGGTGTCGGTTGACGTGACAGTCAGTGTGTCGCCAGACATTGCCGTGGTGACGTTAGTGCCGCCAGCAATCGTCAGGGTGTCGCCGGGAGTGATCCCGGTAGATCCGCTGTCACCCGCCACGGTCGTGTCAGCCACCGTGAATGTGAGATCGTAAGGGTCACCATCGGAACCGGTTGACGTGTCAGTCCAATTGATGTCGATCCCGCCACCCTCGACGAACTTGACTTCCTTGGCATCCGAGATCGCCACCTCCGTCCCATCCCCGTCCTCCAACTGGAAGCTCGTCATCCCACCGCTACCGCTGACCGTCTGCCAGCTACACGTCCCATCCCCGTCCTCTCGGAGGAACTTGCTGCCCCCGGTTTCACCCGTGGAGACCAACTCGGTCCCCTCAAGGTTGACCGTGAAGGTGAGGTCGTAAGGATCAGAATCCGACCCGGGAGAGACATCGGTCCAGTTGATGTCGATTCCCGTGCCCTCGACGAACTTGACTTCCTTGCTCTCCGTGACGGTCACCTCAGTCCCGTCCCCATCTTCCAGGACGAATCCAGATCCCATCGTGTTGGTATCAGCGGAGAGGTCAGTTTCACCAAGCTCGTTGCTACGCCAGTAGGGTTTCCCGTCAGTCTTCACGTAGAGCAGGCCACCATCGCCGTCCGCAGGGGCGGATGGAGTTGATACCTCGCTTGAGATGTGGAAGATCCCGCCAATCTCAAGGATCTGATCCGGGTCATCCATACCGATCCCGACGTTCCCGTCCTTGTCGATCCGCATCCTTTTGAACAGGCCACTCCCGTTGCACGTCCTGAACACCATTCGGGACGGAGCACCTCTGCTGGCATCGGATACCGATCCATCCACCTCGAAATCGATCCTGGTGACCTCCTGGTAGCTGTTGTTATCCCCCACATAGGCGTATGAACTGATCGTCAGCAGGTCATCGTCATCAACAACCGCAGCCCGGTCATCCAAGGTTCCCCTGGACTTTCTCGACTGAATGGACCCGGAGTTGACCGATGCCTGTATCCGCTCAAGCAGAAGCGAGGCACCTGCAGTCTCCTTCACCACATGCAGGGCCGATTCCGGGTCGTTGGTGCCCAGTCCCAGTTCCTTGAGTACGGAGTGGCCACCAGCCATCTGCGCTTGGGCACGCCGTTCCCTTGGTGAGGAACCAGCCGGAATACGGGGCTGCTCGAATCCAGTGTTTGTAGTCATTAGTAGTAAATCCTGCCAAACCTGCCTGATGTCTCGCTGAACACAGCCTGCAGTAACTCCATCGCCCAGGCCTGCCCCACACTCGTATTCGCCAGCTTCAGGAAGATAGCATGCCCTTGGGCCCTACGCCGTTCCGCGACATTCCTGCCAGCTGACAGCGTAGCCGTGTACAGGGCCGTAGTCTGGTTGTAGGCATCCTCCGCGCTGTTACCTCGGAACACGGACATCGTGACATCCGAGGACCCCTTTGCCAGCAACGTCCTGATCTCGTTCACGTTCACCGTGCCAAGAGCCCTCGGGAGGATAGGGCCAAAGTAGACGTGGCTACTGATCGCGACCCCGTCATCATCCGCAGCGTCTACGTCCCACTTGCGAATGTAGGCATCCCTGCCCCCCATCAGGATGGCCCTGTCAGCAGCATCGTCGCCGTCAAACACATGCACTGCTCTCGCATCATGCAGGTTGTTCGACGCAAACTTGTCGATCCACCAACTGTTGGTTCGCGTATCGTAGAAGTAATGCTCGTTGGAAAAGTCTTCCGCCCCGAGAGGGGTCACAAACACATGCACACCACGCTCACGCTCGTTCCAGACAAGCCGCACGAGGTTGGTGTTCAGGTTGATGTTGTTCATCCGCTCTTCAAAACGGCCCTCGGTGATCTTCTGCACCCCTTGCCCGGGGGTGCCCCGGTAAACGCCACCGCGTGTACCGAAGAGGTAGAACTCGCCACCGGAACCACGACACCACGGCCTGCCCCAGGGTGTGCCCACTCCATTGATGATCTCGTCCAACCGGCCACCCAGCATCGGGTCGCCTGTCATCTGCCAGATACTGTGGTCGCATCCGAAGATCAGGATGTCGTCGCTGACAGGTATGATGCACCGGATCACGTCAGGTGCCTTGCCCGCTGGTGAGTTCACCCCGGCAACAGCCTGGGTCTCGGTGATCGTGTCAGGGGAATATTGCCAATCGAAGGCATCCCCCACCTTGCTCATGTACCACTCAGAAGGGTCCTCCTGTGTCCCGGACATCACGATCCGGCCACGCCAGTTCTCGATCAGGGTGGGCCGCTTGTCGGCAGCATCGATCGGGAGAGTGCCACTGGTTGGCGTCCACGTCGTCATCGTCCGGTTGGAGGCCTTGTAGTACTTGGCCGATATTCCATCCGCGTAGAACAGGTTGGTCCCCAGCTGGGCAGAAAAGATGACCGGGGCATTACGGTTCAGCACAGGCACGACGATGGTGCCGCCATCGGTGATTTCCGTCCACTGAAGCTCATCGAATTCCTGCACATGACCGCCTGACACGGCCAACCGCACGGTCTGACGCTTGGAAATCGCATTCGACGGGTTCAACGCATACGCAGCTGCACAAGAAGCTCCGCGATGCGCTGATGTCCCGGCACCGTGGCTGGCGATCCATGACCCAGTTGCCGTATCCGAGGGAGTTGCCGCCTCGGTAATCCGGGCCACATTGTTGGAAGTGGCGACCGCGAACAGCCGGAACCCGCCCTTGTCGTCGACATCGACGACGTTCCAGTTCTCGATGGTGTGGGGATCTTGAGACGAGGACAAAGCTCCATTAGATACCGCAACGATTCCGAAGGATCTTCCGCTGCCATAGACGCTTCCTCCCACCACGCCAAGCCGGTCCAGGATCGGATCGTATGCGATCGATCTGGTGGTCCCAGCATTCGTCTGCTGCCATTGCTGCACCCCGTACTTGTTCACCTTCGTCACGGCGTGGCTGAACGTGGAGCCAGAACGGGTCAGGCAGTAGAAGTTACCCTCATCATCAGCTGCGATGTCCAGTTCCTGGTTCGTGTCGGTTGGCGTGGAATCAGGCGCGTAAGTCTGCAGTTCCTTCGCCACAACCTGCTCACCAACCTCCTCATCCAGCAACTGAAGACACAATCGTGCGTTATGCGAGATCGTGAATGTGCCAGACCCCCCGGACTCGGTCAGCGTGATCTTCTTGTTAGATACGGCTGAGCCCTGCTGAGAAATCGCGACAGCAATGGCGGCTCCACCACTAGCGGTGATCGTGGGTAGCACCACGTCTTGAAGACCGAGAGTCCCCTGGAACTCGATGGTGACCGGGGCCGTCCCAAGCGGACCACCCGTGCAGGCAACCTTCCCGTTCAGGTGAGACAATGCCTCCAGCTTCTCCTGAACGGAATTTCCAGAGGAATCTGAGGCCACAGCATCCTTCTCTATGCTCGCGGTGACCGTGTCAGAGGCTGCTGCAGGGGCACTATCGTTGAAGCAGAGCATCCCCAGTAACCCATCCGAATTAGTCATCAGGTTTATCGTGTTCGTAGACTCGCCTGAGCTTGGATAGAAGTGCTGGAAAGCAGCAGTAGACTGATTCTCGGAGACGACCCAATAATCATCCTGATCACCATCCCCGGTGTTCGTGTCCAGCAGCTTCCCGGTGGAGGTGCTCACCCGGTAGATGGCCTCCCCGTTCACGCCGCTGATGTTCTTCACCCAGACGTAGAGCACGTTCCCCGAAACCGTCATGCCACGCACCTGCCGCGTGGATGAAGTCAACTGGACGCTGGGCATCCCTGAACTAGTCCAATCCAGCGAGACCGTCATGGCCTTGTTCACTTGCCGGATGATCAGCTTGTGAGAAGCGTCGAGTGTCGCGACGTACCCGAATCCGTCATCGCCCCAGGTACTGAGGTTGAAGACCTCCGTGCTGACGCCCCCGTCAGATCCCTGCTGGGCCCCGTCAGCATCCACCATCAGGAAGGAGCCATCCGTTGACTCGTTCATGATCGAGTGACCCTTCCCCGAGAGTGGGGTCAGATCGGACCACGCGAGGTGGTTGATGTCCTGGATCCTTCTCTTACGCGCCTCCGACCACATGCGACCCGGGTTGTACTTCGACAGCCCTGGCCGCTGACCTCCACGAGACCTGCCACTGGACTCGGAGTTCAGCGTGCTCCCGGTATCAGGCGATGACGCTGGGAAGGGACGTACATTCTGCGCATCGACCGTGGTGTGGTCTGGCTGAAGTTCGTAGGGGCCACCCTCGTGTATCCCGTTGAACGGGAAGGCCATCGTGTAGACACTCGGCTGGCGAGGCATCCATGCTCCCTCTTGGCACCATTAGATGCTCGCTACGAACAATTCAAGATCACACGAGGCCGTGTCGGCATCTGCCGTAATATCAACCAAGTCGCCAAACGTGTTCGTCGTCAGGCCAGCATTGTCCACCGCATCCATCGTGTCCACCACGCCCCCGGCCAGATCACCGTTGTAGATGAAGGACTGTCCCTTATCTAACTTCACGCTGAACTCGTCGCTGTTCTCGTTGCGGAAGATCAGCCCGACGAAATTGGTGTCATCCAAGTTCGTGATGCGGATGTAGACGACTTTAGTCTCGTCGAATTGACCAGCTGCCACAGCAGTCCCGAAGGCCAAGATGATCTGCTCGGTTGTCGTGGCAGTCACGATCCGCTTGCTCACCTCGTTGACCGAGGCGATGGTCAGGGTGTTGTCCGCACCCTGATCCCGGCCATTGAGCTTGATCGTCTCGGTGATCTTCACCGTCATGGTCGCTGCTGTCACCGTGCTGGTCATGCGACAGTCACCTCTTCATAGACGAGGAAGCCAGCGACAGCTGTGTTGACAGTTGTCAGGTTCAACGCTTCACCCGATTCTGTCTCCATCCAGCCTGCTGGATTGAAACTCAGGACCATGTGCATGTCCGTAGCCTTCACGGTGATTACACCACTGATGGCAGTCGAGGCACTCTTGAACTGGACGGTTGCAGTCGAACTTCCCACCTGATTGAGATACAGCCCAAGTACACGAATCCTGGCATTCGTTACCGCCGCGACAATTGCTCCCGTGGCACCCGCCGTAACCGCGATGCTGGCAAACTTCTGGCCTCGCCCGTCATAGGCCAGATTTGGAAAGTCAGTCACCACACTGGTTGTCGAAGAAACCATGCGTCACCCCTGTCATGTTTGAACCTTGAGTCCGTCGATGTTGCTGTCGGTGGCGGAGCCCAGGTTGATGAAGATGTGCGCATCATCGTCGTCGTCAGCAGCCCCGGAGTTGATGATGATGCAACCCTTGGCGTACCCAACGCTACCGTCTGCCGGGGCATCACCGCCCGCACTGCCAAGATCCTCGACCACGAGCAGCTTGTTGCCAGCATCGTCAGATGCAATGACCCCGGTAGCATCGTGAAGTTTGTGCCTGCCAGTCATCGTGTTCTCCTTACGTTCCCTGGCCCTTGTAGGTGACTCCACTACTGAACAGGCTGAGCCTTCGCGGGCCGTACATCTCACGCCTGTCAGACCAGTCTGCGTTGTATCCGTAGACCTCAGCCTTGTTGTCCTGCCGGTCTCGTGTGATCGATGTTACCAGATGTTCCTGGTATGTCTGGGACATTACGCCACGTTCCCCGTCCATCCTCCGCTCAGCTTCAGCAAGGCAGCTGTAGAGGATCGTCTCGCTGTGCTGGCTGATTCCATGCACCCGCTCTCCAGCGGACGGTGAGCCTGTCTCAGGCTTGTCAGGGAGGACCCTGTAGCGGTAGGACAGCGTGGCAACTGCCGTGACATCAGGCCAGAACATGACCTCGTAGCGAGTCCCCTGCAGGGTGTGACTCCTCGCCTTGGGCCGGATCGACGCGTAGAACGGGTCCTCGGACGAGTAGGTCACGTTGTAATCACGCTGCCTCAACTCACGCATCCGGCTCTCACCCACAAACTCCACCGGCTGGGTTGCGTTATCGGCCTGCGAGTAGGTCATTACGCCAAGTACGTTCCCGAAGTCGTCCGGGAGATCGTAATCGTCCTGGTGCAAGCTGTAAGTGGTCAACGCGGCAACATCCGAGCCGCTGGTTATGTCCACCAGTGTCAGCTGGGTGCCGCTGTCGCGTGTATCCACCGGGTAGTTGGTCCCGCTGATGTTGATCTCGCCAGCTGCAGCCCAGGTGGGCCACGTCCCCCCGGAAAGGGTGACCACACCATTGGTGGCCGCGATCGTGCCCGTGGAGTAAGCCGCGTTCAGCGAGAGGCTCGCCACCGGCATCAGGAAGGA